GAGGATGCCCCGTAAAAAGTGGCTTCGAGATACTGCTCGGTGGACAGTTCAAACTGGGAAGGTTGTGCCATGGTTAGTTACCTCAATCGAAGTTGGAGGTGTTGGTAGCACGCACGATCCCAAGGTTCTTGAGTTCGTACACCCTCGACCAGTTGCCAACCGTTGACAGTTGAGCGCGGGTCGGGTTGGCGGTAGTGACGCCCCACTTGGCACCAACAGGGTGGTAGCAGTAGTGCAGGTCGATCGACATGGCATCGCTCTTGGCGAGGATGTCACGGTCGGTTTCGGTCTGCATTGCGAGCTGTTCGCCGGAGGCAACAGCACCCTGGGTGAAGAAATAAGTGGCGTACTCGGTCGAGCTGCCGCTGCCTTCTGTCTGCACATCGTCAGACACGATCACGCGCAGACCCATGTAGGTCGGCACGTTCACTTCGCCGCCAAATGCTGCAGCCATCGAACCGCCCGATTGGGTGGAGGTGGTGCCGCGTGCTTCAGCAGTGCTGACGTAATCGATTGCACGGCGCTCAACCAGGTCGTAGTACACCTTGCTATGAAGGGCAACGGCTGCCAACTTGTCGCCTTGATCACCCAGCAGGCTGCGGGCTTCGGCAACGTGACGGGGGCTCAGCACAGTCGGGGTGTCGCCAGATTCGCCGTCGATGGTCAGACCAAAGAAAGCAGCAGACGAGCTGGTGGTGCCGAGGGTGCCGAAGACACCAGCAAGGCAGGACAGCAGATCTTTCTGACGCTGGTTGGCAACGTAGTCAGCGATCTTGGCGCCGATGGCGGCCATGGGATCAGCACCAGCAGCCAAGGCTGCCAGGTCACGAGCCTCAAAGGCGCGGCCACGGTGCAGGATGACGCCAACTTGCTTGTCAGCAGTGATCTTGCCGGGACTCAGCGAAGTGCTATCGGTCAGCACTTCAAAGTCGCCAGACAGGTTGGCTTTCCAGAAGGGGACGTTGATAAAGTCACCACCCTCAGTTGCATTCAGCTCCGCCAGGGGCTGCACCACGCCGCTAGCCAGGAAGGCATCACGCTGCGTGGTTTGCTCGATGACGTAAGGCGTAAAAACCTCTGGGATGATGATGTCAGAGCGAAGAGTCGCCATGATTCATCTCGGGGGAATGGTTTACGGTGTGGGCGCAGCCCCAGGCTCTGTGTGGCGCAGCCATCACGAGCAGACGCTCAAATACTAACGGTTAGCTGCAGCTTTCATCCGCTCATACAGGTCGCGGTCTGTACGGAATAGCCGCGACTGCTCAGTTAGGTTGAATGAATCACGGCTGAATGGGTTGGCCATGCCTGCCGGAATGCCGCCAGTGCTAGCCCCGGCTGATGGTGCGCCGCTGCCTTGTGGCTTGGGTTGCTTTTGCATCCATGCTGGCAGGGTCTTCGCCCATTCACTGACGGGCGTGCGCTGGTAGCCGTCAACCACTACCACAGTGCCATCAGCATCGCGTTCGATCTGATCAGCGCTCAGCTTGGTCTTCAGCACCATGTCGGGGTCGTGCACGATATCAGCTAGTGCCGTTACTGCTGGTGTGACCAGCTCCAGTTCGCGGACTCGCGCTTCAAGGGTTGCAATGCGTTGGTCCTTTTGCGTCGTCGCCTCACGGAACTGCTGCTCCAGTATCTGCCGTGCTTCGGTGTACTTCCCTTGCGATTCAAGTTCAGCCTGTTCAGCCCGACGCTTGAAGTCAAGGAGCTCATTGACATTGATACCTTCAGGCAGTTCCTCGGCCATACGTTCGTATTTCCTGAGCTTGCGTTTTTCGTCGGCTAACTCTTGATTCTTGCGCTCAAGCAGTTCAATGCTGCGCTTAAGCGCCTCTGTGTCGCCCCCAACAGCCGCAGGCTCCTGGGTTTGTGTTTCGTCAGACATGGATAAGCCGCAGGCTTAATTACGCTGCCATCGTAATGGCGCGTGGTGATCGTGTCAAAGCGTGAATGGGACACCCCAATCCGTGAGCCATGGAATCAACTGATCAAGCAATGCCTTGATGCAGTAGATCGCCATGAGCATTTGTACCGCAGTAGCGGCAACGGTTGGCATGCGGCTAAAGCTCAGGATCTGCGGTGGTACATTGCCGAGCTAAAGGACTGGATTCACCAGCAGGAAGCGGTTACCACTTCACCTTGTCCGCCCAATATGCCGCACTCATGCGACCCTTGGCGATATTAGCCTGATGCCTTGCCTTGAATGATGCCCGCCTGGCTTTGTCTGCTGCTGACTCGTTTTTGCGTGGCGGGCTGCCACTGACGCCCTGCTGACCGAACCGGATCAGTTTGATGGTCTCGCCTTCCTTGGCTAGTACCGCATGTGATTTGGTCGGATGGCTTGGTGTCCGCTTGGGTTTGTTGTAACCCTCAAACTGCTCGCCGCGATAGGTAATCATCGCCGTGGTGCGGGCTTCAGCTCTGACCGCTTTTTAATGACCGCGTTGCCGGTTGACTCGGATTTGATCCGAACGATCGGGTCATCCATGCTGCCGACACGGGTAACGCTACCGCCGCCTTGCGTTGGTATGGTCGCACGTTCGCCACCAATGCTGGTGATTACGCCAAACGTGCGCGCGCCTTGATAGCTCCAGCTAACCCGGTCGCCGCGTTTCATTTCTTCTTGCTCCCCTTCTTGGGCATGGGCTTTTGAGGCTTGGCTGGTCCGGTGTACTTAGGCATCACTTTTTACCTTTGAGTTTGCGGGACTTGCCGGCTTTTGATAGCGCGATTGCGATTGCTTGCTTTTGCGGTTTGCCCGCCTTCATTTCGGCCTTGATGTTGGCCGAGATCGCACGTTGTGATTTGCCCTTCTTCATTGGCATGCCGCCATTCCTCGATACCTACCAGCAGGCTAGCGCCATCTGCTGTTGCCCATCCTTTGTCGGTGTAAATCGCTGGCACCCATGCCTCGCCAGCCAATGCCTCAACAGGATCTGAGCTGACAGTAAACAGTCCCTCGTTGCGAAAGTGCCGCAGATTAGGCAGGTCCATATCGTTTGCGGAGTTGATCTAAGGTTAACTCTGACCCATCATCGCGTACCAGCTTGGCGATGGCATCGCGTGGGCCGTATTTCTTGGCAAGTCGATTGAAGTATGCAACCTTGCCAGGGCCAAGCGCATCAGCTTGTACGCTGCGTGGCTGGTTAGATAGCCACTCGCCGTAGCTCTGGTTGATCGGCACCTGGCCATCCTTGCTGGCGCGAGTAGCTGTCGTTGACGGCGGCAGGATGTCTGGGTCGATGATTGGCACAGTGGTGCTGCGGCAGTTGAAGTGCTGCGGCGGCATCGGGCCTTTGCCGTACTCAAATTCCTTGCCGTCAAGCGCTCGGCAGATCGCGCTGGTGCGAGTGTCGAGCGTGGCGACGTAGCGGTACTTCTTGGTGATGTCCTGGTTGGCCTCGTACACCTGCTGGCTGGCGGTGTTGGCTACTTGGTTAATGCTGGTGCGTATCAGGGCGATGACTTGATTGTCTGCTACTGCTGTTGCCTGCCCGCCGGCAGCGATGAGCTGCCTAACGGTCTTCGCTTCCTCGCCAAATTGCAGGCTGCCGATCAGCCGCTTGGCAATAGCAGGCGTTGGCTCGCCAGTCAGCAGCCCCTGCCGTACCACCTGGCTGAACCGCTCGGCTTGATCAACAGCGATGCCTCTGAAAGCTTTGGTGACTACCTCGCCATTAGGCAGCGTGATTGTGGCACCCTGTGCAGCGGTCAGATTGAACGTGGCCGGGGCGCCTTGCACTGCAGCGAATAGATCATCACTCAGCGCCACTACGTTGAGCTGTGTCGGGTCGGTGGTAACAACCGACTGCGCAAACTGCGGGCTGATCTCCACGGTGTTGACCGCATCCCGTGCGCCAGCCGGTAGCGCTTTGCGAAGCTGATCGGTCACGAACTCGGATTGCAGCTGCGCGATGCCCTGCAGCTCAGTCGCTGTAATCTCCGTTGCATCACCCGCCCAGGTGCCGAGGCTGTCCTTTAACTGCGCAAGGATGGCCCGCAGCCTGGCTGCCTTTACAGGTGCAGCAAGTTCATCGATGGTTCGCAGTTGATTAACCGCATCAATGATGATATCGTTGTAGGCGTTGATAATGCGACGCGCAACGCTATTGCTGTACCTGTTCAGGTCGATGGCGTTACGGTATAGCGATTCGGGTGTGCTCACTGCCCATCAGACGGTAGATCAAGCCCCGCATTGGATGTGGCATCCAGCTCTTCGTCTACGTCAAAGTTATCGCCTAGTACGTCGCCTTCAGCCAGCTCACGCAGCAGGGTTTCCTGGCTGATGGTGCCAGCGGTGTAGAGCGATAGCAGCGCAGTGATGTCCTGCGGCTCAAGG